AAAGGGAACAAAAAAGAATATAATCCAAGCTGGGCAAGTAGCAGTTGATGAATTAATTAAAGTTGCTAAAGAACCTATTGTTGATTCAGATGATGATATATCAGCAGACAGATTAAAAAATGCAGCAGCAACTAAAAAGTTAGCTATATTTGATGCTTTTGAAATACTTAATCGTATACAAGAAGAAGAGAATATATTAGAAAATAAAATACCAATTGACACAAATAAAGATGTTGTATTTGGTGGTTTTGCTGAAAAAAGATCTAAATAATGTATCAGCAAAGTTTATATAGTATTATTCAGCCTATAAAGCTGAATACTATTAAAAGATTAAATAAAAAAAAGGCTTGGAAGTATGGTTACAATAAAGAAAATGATGTTATTGTAATTAGTAAAACAGGTCAGATAGGTGATGTGTATAGCATACAGGGTTTGCATATAGCTTTACCAAAAGCTCCAAAAGAAATTGAAGTATTTGAAAATAAAACATGGCAAGTTACAACATACCCTAAAGAGCTCAATAGAATTAAAACTATATTTGATTGGCGTGACTACCCAGAAGATTTTAAAAACAAATACATTGGTTATATAGAAAATGAGTTTACAAAAAGAGATGAAGGTTTTTGGTTTAGTAATAATAAAATACCAACCTACATTACTGGTACGCATTATATGTACCTTCAATGGTCTAAAATTGACGTAGGTAACCCAGATTTTAGAGAAGCTAATAGATTATTTTATATATTTTGGGAAGCTTGTAAAGCTGATAATAGATGCTACGGTATGTGTTATCTTAAAAACAGACGATCTGGTTTTTCTTTTATGGCTTCTGGTGAGGCAGTTAATTTAGCTACAATATCTAGCGACGCTAGATTTGGTATATTATCTAAGTCTGGTCCTGATGCAAAAAAGATGTTTACTGATAAGGTTGTACCAATATCCGTTAACTATCCTTTCTTTTTTAAACCTATTCAAGATGGTATGGATCGACCTAAAACAGAACTAGCATATAGAGTACCAGCTAGCAAGTTAACAAGAAGAAACATTACATCAACTGAAAATAGGCCTGAAGAACTTACTGGATTAGATACCACTATTGATTGGAAAAATACAGGTGATAATAGTTATGATGGTGAAAAATTAAAACTATTAGTACATGATGAAAGTGGTAAATGGGAAAGACCAAATAACATATTAAATAACTGGCGTGTAACAAAAACAACATTAAGGTTAGGTAGTAGAATTATTGGTAAATGTATGATGGGATCAACATCAAATGCTTTAGACAAAGGAGGAGATAATTTTAAAAAACTTTACCATGATTCAGACGTTACAAAAAGAAACCGCAATGGACAGACTAGCTCGGGATTATATAGTTTGTTCATACCTATGGAATGGAACTACGAGGGATTCATTGATTCTAATGGAATACCTGTATTCGAAACGCCAAAAGAAGAGGTTAAAGGACCGTTTGGGGATTATATAGATATAGGTGTAATTGATCACTGGCAAAACGAAGCTGATGGATTAAAAAATGATCAAGATGCTTTAAATGAATTTTATAGACAGTTTCCAAGAACTGAAGAACATGCTTTCAGAGATGAAACTAAAAACAGTATATTTAATTTAGTAAAAATATACGAACAAATAGATATTAACGAGGAGAGTGCTAGTTATAGTAGAGGTAATTTTCAATGGGCAGGTGGTATAAAAGATACTACTGTTAGATTTTTACCAAACCAACAAGGTAGGTTTAATATATCTTGGACTCCTCAATTAAATATACAAAATAAACAAATAATTAAAAACGGTTTAAAGTATCCTGGTAATGAACATATGGGTGCTTTTGGTTGTGATAGTTATGATATATCAGGTACAGTTGACGGTAAAGGATCTAAAGGAGCTTTACACGGTTTAACAAAGTTTAGTATGGAAGACGCTCCTGCTAATTCTTTTTTCTTAGAGTATATTGCTAGACCAGCAACAGCTGAAATGTTTTTTGAAGATGTTTTAATGGCTTTAGTATTTTATGGTATGCCAATACTCTGTGAAAATAATAAACCTCGTTTATTATATTATTTAAAAAGACGTGGTTACAGAGGTTACAGTATGAATAGACCTGATAAAGTTTGGAATAAATTATCAACAGCAGAAAAAGAAGTTGGTGGAATGCCTAACTCTAGTGAAGACATTAAACAAGCTCACGCAGCTGCGATTGAAATGTATATAAATGATCATGTTGGTTTAAAGTTAGATGGTGAGTATGGTGATATGGCTTTTAATGCAACTTTAAATGATTGGGCTGGTTTTGATATAACAAGAAGAACTAAGTATGATGCAACAATTAGTAGTGGTTTGGCTATTATGGCTTGCAATAGACATTTGTATAGTCCTAAATCAAACGTGCAAAGAGATAAAATAAATTTAACAATAGCTAAGTATAAAAATAAAGGCTATAATTCAAAATTAATAAAACAATAATATGGCTGAGTCTTACATGAGCAATTATTTTCCTAGTCAAGTTGTAAGCGACAAAGAGAAACTATCTTCCGATTACGGTTTTAAGATAGGTAAAGCTATTGAAAGCGAGTGGTTTAAAAGAGACTCTGGCACAAATAGATTCGCTAGCAACCAAAACAACTTTCATAAACTTAGACTTTATGCTAGAGGAGAACAAGCTATTCAAAAATACAAAGATGAATTATCTATTAATGGTGATTTATCTTACCTTAATTTAGATTGGAAACCAGTACCTATTATACCTAAATTTGTAGATATAGTGGTTAATGGTATATCAGAAAGAACTTTTGATATTAAAGCATTTACACAAGATCCTTACGGTGTTAGTAAACGTACTAAATACATGGAAGGTATACTTGCTGATATGAGATCACAAGATTTAAATGAATTTGCTGCTGAAGCGTTTGGTGTAAATCTACAAGCTAGCGACACCAACCCTTTACCTGAAAACGAAGAAGAGTTACAACTACATATGCAATTAAATTATAAGCAGGCTGTAGAGATTGCTGAAGAACAAGCTATTAACGTTTTATTAGAAGGTAACAGGTATGAGTTAGTTCGTAAAAAAGTAAACTATGATTTATGTGTATTAGGTATTGGATGTGTTAAAAATACTTTTAATAAATCAGAAGGAGTTAAAGTAGAATATGTTGATCCTGCTAATATAGTATATTCGTATACTGAAGATCCTTATTTTGAAGATATATATTACTTTGGTGAAATAAAAACAATACCAATAAATGAGATTGTAAAGGAATTTCCTAACCTAACAGAACAAGAATTAAAAAACTTACACAATCAAGGTCATCAAAGCACTGGATTTTATAATAGAAGTTTAGCTGAGTCTGTTAATCAAGATAAAAATCAAATTCAAGTTTTATATTTTAATTATAAAACATACATGAACGAGGTTTATAAAGTAAAAGAAACAGCTACTGGTGGTAGTAAAGTTATTGTAAAAGACGATCAATTTAACCCACCTACTGAGTTGCTAGAAGAAAGATTTGGTAAATTATCTAAACAAATAGAAGTCTTGTTTGAAGGCGCTATGGTGTTAGGTACTAAACAAATGTTAAAATGGGGATTAGCTAAAAACATGATGAGGCCTAAAAGTGATTATACTAAGGTTAAAATGAATTACAATATAGTTGCTCCAAGAATGTATAAAGGTAAAATAGAATCTTTAGTTAGTAGAATTACTACATTTGCTGACATGATTCAATTAACGCACCTTAAAATACAACAGGTGATGTCTAGGATGGTACCAGATGGTATTTATTTAGATGCTGATGGTTTAGCTGAAATTGATTTAGGTAACGGAACAAACTATAATCCGCAGGAAGCATTAAACATGTTTTTCCAAACAGGTAGTATAATTGGTAGATCTTTTACATCTGATGGTGATATGAACCCAGGTAAAGTTCCAATACAAGAAATACAAAGTGGATCTGGAGGAGCTAAATTACAGTCACTTATACAAACATACAACTACTACTTACAAATGATCAGAGATGTCACCGGATTGAACGAGGCACGTGATGGTAGTATGCCTGACGCTAAAACTTTAGTTGGTGTGCAAAAACTTGCAGCTGCAAATAGTAACACAGCTACTAGACATATATTACAAGCAGGTTTATTCTTAACAACTGAGTTAGCCGAGTGCTTATCATTAAGAATATCTGATATAATAGAATATTCTCCTACAAAAGAAGCTTTTGTTCAAAAATTAGGTAGACATAATGTTGCTACGTTAAAAGAAATGGCTGATCTACATTTATATGATTTTGGTATATTTATTGAATTAGCACCTGATGAAGAAGAAAAAGCAATGTTAGAAAACAATATTCAACAAGCGTTACAACAACAGGGTATAAATCTTGAAGATGCTATTGATATTAGAGAAATTAAAAATGTTAAACTAGCAAATCAGTTATTAAAACTAAAACGTAAAAGAAAAGCTGAAGAAGATGCAATGCTTCAACAGCAGAATATACAACAGCAAGCACAGGCTAATGCTCAAGCTCAACAAGTAGCAGCGCAAGCTGAGGCACAAAAAAATCAAGTGATAACTCAAAATCAAATGCAACTTGAGCAAACTAAGTCACAGTTAGAAACTGAAAAAATGATGAAAGAAGCACAACTTAAAAAAGAGCTTATGAATCATGAGTTTCAACTAAACATGCAGATAGAGCAAATGAAAGCTCAAACTGCAAAACAAAGTGAAGATAATAAAGAAAACCGCAAGGACGAAAGAACTAAAATCCAAGCGAGTCAACAATCTGAATTAATAGATCAAAGAAATAATGAAAAACCACCTAAAAACTTTGAATCTTCAGGTAATGATATTATGGGTGGTGGGTTCGGCATGAATGCCTTTGAACCAAGATAATTTGTTTAATTTTATAATATTATATTATGGCTAAAAAAAAGAAGGAAGAGGTAGTCGAAGAGATTACTGAACCAAAACAAGAACAGCCTGTTGCTGAAGAGCAAAAGGTCGAAGAAACATCTAATCCTAATGAGATTAAAGATGATGGAACAATTAAAGTAGATTTAGATAAATGGGCTAAAGTTAGTAAAAAAGAAGAAGCTGACGTAGCTAAAGTAGATTTATCTGAGAAAAAAGAAGAAGAACCAAAAGAAGAAGTAAAAGAAGAACCTGTTGAAGAGGTTAAAGAAGAAGAAAAAACAGAAGAGGTTGTAGAAGAAACCCCTGTTGTTGAAGAAATTACTGAAATAGAGGTTGAAGAAAAAGTCGAAGAAGTTAAAGAAACAGTTGAAGAAGCTGTTGCTGAAGCTCAAGAGACTGGTGAACCACTACCTGAAAATATACAAAAGGTAGTTGAATTCATTAATGAAACGGGTGGTAGTCTTGAGGATTATGTTAAAATAAATCAAGATTATGATAAGTTTGAAGATAATGAACTTGTAAACGAGTACTTAAAACAAACTAAACCTCACTTAACAGATGAAGAAAGAGTTTTTGTTATGGAAGACTTGTATTCATTTGATGAAGAGGTTGATGACCCTAAAGACATTAGAAGAAAAAAATTGGCATTAAAAGAGCAAGTTGCGAATGCCAAAAGCCACTTGGACGGGCAAAAGTCCAAATATTACGCAGAAGTCAAAGCTGGAAGCAGGTTAGCGCCTGAACAACAGAAAGCTGTCGACTTTTTTAATCGATACAATGAAGACGCGAAAGCTATTGAGAAAAACAAGTCTGTCTTTGAAAAAAGAACAAATGATGTTTTTAACAACGAGTTCAAAGGTTTTGAATATAATGTTGGCGAAAAACGTTTTAGACTTAATATCAAAGAGGCGGATAAGGTTAAAGACAACCAAATGAACATTAATAATTTTGTGAGTAAGTTTACAAATAAACAAACTCAAGAAGTTGACGATGCAAAAGGTTATCATAAATCTTTGTTTACCGCTATGAATCCTGATTTAGTTGCAAATCATTTTTATCAACAAGGTAAAGCTGATGCTATCAAAGATAGTATGGCTAAAGCTAAAAATGTTGATATGTCAGCAAATTCAACGCATCCTGATGTTGTTGAATCTGGTGGTATGAAAGTAAGAGCTATATCTGGTAATTCATCTAACGACTTTAAAGTAAAGATTGGGAGAAATCCAAATAAAATAAGTTAAACATTAAAAATTAAAAATTATGCCTTTTTCAAGTTCGCCAAGCACATTGGCAAATTTAAACACGTTGACTCCTCGTCCAACTCAATCGTTGTGGGGAGACAATTATTTGAGCTTCGATTCTGCATCTGGCGGTGGTACATTCGCACAGCAATTTTTACCAGAAATTTATGAGAAAGAAGTAGAAAGATATGGAAAAAGAACCGTATCTGGCTTTCTTAAAATGGTAGGAGCTGAAATGCCTCTTGCTTCTGATCAAGTTATTTGGTCTGAACAAGGAAGATTACACATCGCTTATGATTCATTAGAATCTGGAGCCAATACAGTACAAGTAACAGATGCTAGTGCAAATACAATTACACTACCTTCTGGTCACTTAGTACAACAATTCGATACAATTATCGTAGTAAACAACGAATCAGCTAGATTAGGAAACACTCTTAAATGTAGAGTTTCTGCTATCAACGGAGCTGGTGGTGCACCATCGAGTGGTGTTGTTGCTTTGCCTTATTCGCAAGCTGCACATGACAACTCAAGTGGTGGTACTGCTCTTTTCGTAGATGGTGATGACTGTAAAGTGTTTGTATATGGTAATGAATATCCAAAAGGTTCTTCAGGAATCGTTGGTAGCATCGACGCTGGGTTTACTCAGTTTAGCAACAGACCAATCATCTTAAGAGACAGATACCAAGTTAATGGTTCTGATACTGCACAGATCGGTTGGGTTGAAGTTACAACTGAAAACGGAGCTTCTGGTTACTTATGGTACATGAAATCCGAACACGAAGCTAGATTAAGATTTGAAGACTACCTAGAAATGTCTATGCTAGAAGCTGAACAAGTAGCTACTGGATCGACTATTTCTGGCGTTCAAGGTTCTGAAGGTCTTTTCGCAGCTGTTGAATCAAGAGGTTTAGTATTTACTGGAACTGACTTTGATGTACAAACTGGATACAACTCCGCTGGAGTTTCTACAGCTTATGTAATCAATGCTGGTTTAGGTGAATTTGATACTATTCTTCAAGAACTTGACAAGCAAGGTGCTATTGAAGAGAACATGATGTTCTTAGATAGAAACACATCTTTAGAAATTGATAACATGTTAGCGTCTGTAAATTCACACGTTGCTGGTGGTGCTTCTTATGGAGTATTCAACAACGCGGAAGATATGGCGTTAAATTTAGGTTTCTCTGGTTTCAGAAGAGGTTCTTATGACTTCTACAAATCTGACTGGAAATA